TCGACAGCTCATCGGATGGCAAAGTTCGGTGCCTAATCAGCACCTTGCTTGCGTCGGCTCTCGGAATGAGGCCTTCGCCACCCTTGATCTTAGGGAGGCCAGCGATCGAGTCTCGAACCAGCATGTACGAGTCTTGCTACGTAACTTCGGCAGTCTTTTGGCTGCAGTCGACGCCGCAAGATCTCGGAAGGCTGCTGTGCTTGAGCTTAACCGAACTCTAAGGTTAGCCAAGTTCGCGTCTATGGGTTCAGCGCTTACTTTCCCAATGGAGGCCATGGTGTTTTGCACCGTGGTCTTTATGGGAATTGAGAAAGCGCTCAATCGCCCGTTGACCCGCAAGGACATAAAGTCTTTGCTGGGTCGGGTGCGAGTCTTTGGAGACGATATTATTGTCCCCAAGGACTACGTGCATGCGGTAATCGAGGAACTTGAAACTTTTGGGTTTCAAGTCAACCTGAACAAGTCTTACTGGACTGGGAAGTTCAGAGAGTCTTGTGGGAAGGAGTACTATGACGGACAGGACATTAGTATTGTCCGGGTCCGCGCAGTACTCCCCTCTTACCGCAAGCATACTGAGGAGATTGTAAGGACGGTTGCGCTACGAAACCACCTCTATGAGGCGGGATTGTGGCGCTCAGCGGCCTTCCTTGATGATTTGCTGGAAAGCATTATTCCGTTTCCACGGGTCACCAAGGAATCTCCTGTGTTGGGTAGGTACAGTTTTCTCGGTTACGAAACCCAGAAATACTGTAAGCGACTCCATCGCCCTCTTGTCAAGGGTCTTGTTGTCACTCCCGTTATTCCAGCTTCTGAGCTGGATGATGTGCCTGCTCTACTCAAGGTCCTCTCAAACCAGTCTGGGATGCCAAACCCAGACGAGAGACACCTAAAGTATGCTGGCCGTCCTCGTTCGGCTAACACCAAAACGAGATGGGCCGTGCCCTACTAGTAGGGCACGGCCCATCTCGTTTTGGTGTTAGCCGAACGAGGACGGCCAGCATACTTTAGGTGTCTCTCGTCTGGGTTTGGCATCCCAGACTGGTTTGAGAGGACCTTGAGTAGAGCAGGCACATCATCCAGCTCAGAAGCTGGAATAACGGGAGTGACAACAAGACCCTTGACAAGAGGGCGATGGAGTCGCTTACAGTATTTCTGGGTTTCGTAACCGAGAAAACTGTACCTACCCAACACAGGAGATTCCTTGGTGACCCGTGGAAACGGAATAATGCTTTCCAGCAAATCATCAAGGAAGGCCGCTGAGCGCCACAATCCCGCCTCATAGAGGTGGTTTCGTAGCGCAACCGTCCTTACAATCTCCTCAGTATGCTTGCGGTAAGAGGGGAGTACTGCGCGGACCCGGACAATACTAATGTCCTGTCCGTCATAGTACTCCTTCCCACAAGACTCTCTGAACTTCCCAGTCCAGTAAGACTTGTTCAGGTTGACTTGAAACCCAAAAGTTTCAAGTTCCTCGATTACCGCATGCACGTAGTCCTTGGGGACAATAATATCGTCTCCAAAGACTCGCACCCGACCCAGCAAAGACTTTATGTCCTTGCGGGTCAACGGGCGATTGAGCGCTTTCTCAATTCCCATAAAGACCACGGTGCAAAACACCATGGCCTCCATTGGGAAAGTAAGCGCTGAACCCATAGACGCGAACTTGGCTAACCTTAGAGTTCGGTTAAGCTCAAGCACAGCAGCCTTCCGAGATCTTGCGGCGTCGACTGCAGCCAAAAGACTGCCGAAGTTACGTAGCAAGACTCGTACATGCTGGTTCGAGACTCGATCGCTGGCCTCCCTAAGATCAAGGGTGGCGAAGGCCTCATTCCGAGAGCCGACGCAAGCAAGGTGCTGATTAGGCACCGAACTTTGCCATCCGATGAGCTGTCGA